ACAATGAGCCTAACGACTACTTCACTCGCAAGCAGTCTCCCACTTCTGGTGGCGGCAAGAAGGTGTACTGATGGCTAATAACATCCCATTTCAGGCGATGGGTAAAACCGTCAAGATTGTTGTCAATGGCGCTGCAAACACACAATCTAACGTTTTTACCATCACGGCAGACAGTCCTTGCCAGCAGTATTACTTGGTAAACGCTGACACAAATGCCGCTGTATATGTTCGGATTGCCTCGACCAACGCATTCAACATAACCCTGCCTGACGTTACGCCTGACTATGTAATTCCTTTGGCTCCCTACGAGTACAAGGTCATCACAGGCCCACAGGTCAGTCAGTTTGGAAACGTCTTTGCCCGAGTTATTGGTGATGCAGCGAACTGTTCTGTCTACGTTACGCCCGGAGAAGGCTTCTAAAAATAAATCAATGACAACATGATAGACCCGGTATCGGCCTTCATGATGGCCTCTGCCGCTTTCAATGGTGTCAAACAGCTTGTAAAGACTGGGCGAGAGATTGAAGATGTTGTTGGTCAAATTGGCAAGTGGTATAACGCCGCCAGCGAATTTCAAATTTCGGTCAACAACAAGAGAAACGCCAAGGTAAAAATCTTTGGCGGTGTTACTCAAAAAGGCTCTGTAGAAGACGAGGCCTTTCAGTTTGTTGTGTACCAAGAGAAGCTCTGGGCACAAGAGAAAGAATTAAAGACGCTTATTTTCTATCGGTACGGCGAGGATGCGTACAACAGAATGATGGCAAAGCGCACAGAAATTGCCAAAGAGCGTGCGGCGATTGAGAAGAAACGTGGCGAGATGAGGGCCAAGTTTTGGGACGATGTGTTCTGGTCTGTGCTTATGTTCATAGCAGCAGGGATGCTGGTGTTTGGTTTGTGGGTGTACTTCAACTGGACGATTAAACAGCCTGAACCCATCAAACTAAAAAAAAGCGCAGCTATCATCGAACGCAGAAAATATTACGGTCATGAGGTCGAGATATGGCAGACGATAAATTAAACGCTGACGGAACTGTTGACAAGGTGCTGGCCTATGTGACTAGCCCTTTCCGTTTGTTTGCACTTGTCCTGATGGCTGTACTGGCCTTTAGCGGCTACTTTATTTGGCAGAACCAAGACTTGCTGGTCGGCGCATACAAAGAGTCCAAGCGTATGCCTAGCATCGTGGAAGACCGGGTGGAGGATGCTGCTGCCCACTTGTTCAAGACCACCAACGCAACTATCGTGGCGGTGTTCAAAGTGAATCCCATGTTTGGTACTCGGGTGCTGCACCGCGCTTACACCAAAGAAGGCCGGGATAAAACCAATGACGGGCTGGACGTTGGGCTGTTTACTCAGAACGCTGGAAACAACGCCGATGTAGTCAAGCTGATGGCAAACGAAATCCCGTGTGGAGAGTACCGTTCGGCGCAATCTGAGATGGGACTTTGGTACATTGCCAAGGGCGTTACATATACTTGTCGTATAAGTGTTCCACCAGAACCAAGTCGGTTTATTGGTCAAATTACTGTTGGGTGGGAAAATGAACCCGTTGACATTGAAGTGGCAAAAACCATGATGGAAATTGCTGCAACCATGCTTTCAAGGAGTAAACAATGATTGGACTGGATGCGCTTTTAAACGTAGGCGGCAAGCTCATCGACAAACTTATCCCTGACCCGGAAGCCAAGGCCAAAGCCCAATTGGAGTTGACCAAGCTGGCGCAAGATGGTGAGCTGGCAAGAATGGCTAACGAAACCAAGTTGTTTGAGACTGAACAAAACAACTTGACGCAACGTATGCAAGCGGACATGTCCTCCGACTCTTGGCTGTCCAAGAACATTCGGCCCATGACGCTGCTGTTAATTTTGGGCGGTTACTTTACCTTTGCCATGATGAGTGCGTTTGATTACGATACTAACCGCAGCTATGTTGAGTTGCTTGGGCAGTGGGGCATGTTGGTCATGTCCTTCTATTTTGGTGGTCGTACTCTTGAAAAGATTATGGACATGCAAGCCAACAGGAAAGACAAGGAACAAAAATGACTCAACTGACACCACACTTCACGCTGGAAGAATTGACTGCCTCCGAAGCAGCAGAGCGCAACGGTTGGGACAATACGCCAAATGAAACTGAGTTAAAAAATTTGACTCGCCTTGCGGATATGCTGGAGCAGGTCAAGGTGGTGCTTGGCGGCAAGCCCATCATGGTCAACAGTGGATTTCGCTGCAAGCTGGTTAACGATTCGGTTGGAAGCAAAGATTCAAGCCAGCACCGACTTGGTTGTGCCGCTGACATTCGTGTGCCGGGGATGACACCAGATGAAGTTGTGAAAGCAGTCATTGCTTCTGGCATATCATTTGACCAAGTGATTCGTGAGTTTGACCGCTGGACGCATATCTCGGTAGCTAACACTGTAGATACCGCACCGCGCCGCAGCGCCCTTATCATTGATAAACAAGGAACAAGGTTGTATGGCTAAAAAAGGTTTGTACTACAACATCAACAAGCGCCGCAAAATGGGCTTGCCAGCGAAGAAGCCCGGTCAGGCAGGTTACCCTACCGCCGAAGCATTTAGGCGTTCTGCAAAGACCGCTAAAAAGCGAAAGGCAAAACGGTAATGGCTAAGAAGAACCCCAATCTTTCTGTTGGCAGGGGTGAGAAGCTGTCTGTCAAAAAAGGCGGTGGGTTAACTGCGAAAGGTCGCGCCAAGTACAACAAGGCTACCGGCAGCAAGTTAAAAGCCCCAACGAAGTCTGGCCCCCGGCAAAAATCTTTCTGTGCCCGTTCCAAGAATTGGAAAGGTGAAAGAGGCAAAGCCGCCAGAAAACGTTGGGGTTGCCGTTAAGGGGCTGGTGTTAAGCCGCCCTCAAACAAGTATGTGCCGAAGTGCCCCAGAGTTACCCACGGCGCAGCATGAATCTTGTATCCATTCATCCGTGCCACTCGGCAAAAGTGGTAGTCCTCTGACAGCAAGCGTTGTGTCTCTGGCTCTATAGAGCAAGCAAAGTATTCAACAATCCTTTCAGTGATGTTGCCATTGATGATGGTTACATCATTGTTGTAGCTCTCCACCTTGTCTGCCAAGCCTTCCAGAACTTCCCGCTTGATGAGCATAAATCCTGTACCCCCCGCCCAGATTTCTACGGGCTTATCAACGGGTACGGTTACAGCGCCAGCATAGTCCACAAGATTGACAACCAAAGAGCCTGTGCGCTTTGCCAAGTCTTTGGCCTCCACGCCCTCATCTGACGCTTTCTTTACGCTATTCCAGTCAATTTCTTTCTTGGGATAGATGCCGCAAAGAATGTCCACGTTTGCTTCCACCATTGGCGGGATGTGGTTAGCATCAAATTTAATGTCTGCATCAATAAAGAGCAGGTGCGTACACTTTGTTTTCAGGAACTGGTGAGCAAGGGCGTTGCGTCCCCGTTGAATCAAAGACTCATTAAACATGGATGAGAAGGACATATCCATGTTGTGGTGACGCATCACATTGGTCATGCTCACAAGGCTGTTTGTGAAGTAGCCTGTACACATGCCGCCATACATAGGCGTTGCGACAAAGAGGTGGGGTTTGGTATCGCTCATTGCACTTGGCCTTTTTGGTCTGTTTTAACGATTTCCATAGCATCACCAAAGCCGCTGGTGTAGGCGATGTTCCAGATTTCTTGCAGTGACATGTTGACAAGTTTCTGGCTGTACTCAACAGCGTTGCGTCCCTTTTGCAAGGACTCTTGGCTAGGTTGAATCTGCTGTGGTTGTTGTGTTTTTTCAGTCATGAAATGTCCTCTATACGCAGCACGTATTTGTTTGTCTTTGCTGACTTGCGCCAGCCGTGAACTTCAATCCTTATCCCTGCTTCTCGCACGATTGCGAGGGTGTCAGAGGCAACGATTTTCTTTATGCGGTCACTGACAGCAGAAGCCGTGACTTGCACTGCCAGAACCTCATTCTTACGAATGGCAAGAATGTCACACCACCCCCACAAATCTTTACGTTGTTTTGTAAAGCTGTTCCATTTCTCTACGATTTCGCAGTGATAGCCCTGCTCTCGCAAGTGGGCTAGGGAACGTTGTGTGGGTGATGTTTTAGTAGCCATCAAAAGGGCACATCGTCATCGTTAACCCGGTGGCTGACTTTGGCATAACCGGGCGTGACTTCTTTGTGTGTTTCGCGTTGCTTCTTGCTCCAGTTGTCTTCACTGATACTGAGCAAGTTGTAGCCCCTGCTGGTGGGTTTTTGCCACGCCGCCAGCTTGAGTTTCTCTCCAGCCTTGTAGTCCATCTCAAGGACAAGAAAGCCCTTGAAGTCTGGAGCTGTAGGGGTTTTGCGTTGGGCTTCTTCTTCCCAATACATGACACCTTTGCCGGGTCGTTCGTTGTGTAAATTACTCATGTGCTTCCTTTCTGTATGAATATTCGGCAAATTCTGATTTGCCTTGCTTAACCATCTTTGTAAAGATTGGGTGTCCTTGCCTACGAAGAGACTCGATATGTGCCGCAAGCCTGAAACTGCCATACATGTCCAATGCGTCTTTAGGTGTTAACGGCCCGATGTGCATCAAGTGGCTCAAAATACGTCCTCGTTGGGTTCCATTTTGTGAGGTGGCAAGGACTGTGATTCTTTTGGGCCTTGTGGTACTCCCGCATTGACAAGCTCTGCTCGGAGTTTGATTTTGTAATAGGAATCAAAAGTGCTGAACATGTGGTCGTTACATTGTTCAAGGGTGACGTACTTCTCTGGCTTGTCGGTTTCTGAAATCTTGGTGGAGTTGTAGATTTTGAAAACCATCTTGGCATAGCCTTGTAGCCACTCTTCTTTTGTGTGAAAGGCCGCATAAGGCTCAGAGGCGTTGGGGACATACAGCTTGAAAGCCCCTTGCGCTTCTTGCACATCCTCTTGCTCTTGTGCTGTCTCTGGCTCTTCTACACGTTGCGCCATGCCCATGTCTTTGGGTGCTGGCGCAGGTGTAAAGTCTTGCACTTCCTCGGGTGTGTACACGCCCACAACACAACCGGGATACACACTGCGGATGCCTTCTGAGACTACCCGCGCACGAAGCATAGCGCGAGGGTAATTCTTCCAGTTGTCCTTGGTAGCGATGCCGATACTCTTGGCTTGTTGCAGTGTCCACGAAACTTCTAGAGTACCGCCCTGTGGATGAGAGAACACCCCAGTCACTTTAGCGTCCGTGTATTCCTTCCACTCCACCTTGCCCCCGGCTTGCTGGAACCGGGCGAGCATTGCGTCTGCTTTGAGGGCTGGTCTGCCTTGTATGACATGAAAGTCACGCATAGCAACGGCGGGGTGCAAGTTTTCTGCTTGGCATAGCAGCATGATTGCCATAGCTTCTTCTGGATTCTTGAAGCCAAACATGCGGGATTTGGCGGCGACTTCTGCCATTTGGTGAATGTCTGCCAGTGGGACAATGTTATTCATAAGAACTTCTCCATGATTGTGATAACGGTGTCAATGATTGTGGTTGTAGCCATGACAAAGATTGCAAGGTCTGTGGTTGTCATTTCTTTCTGGCCTCCAGTAATGCGTCAGCTACCAAGTAGGCTCTGGTTGCGAATGTCTCCATCGTGTCTTCAACGTCAGAAGCCAGTAATCCCTGCATTGCTTTTGCAGCAAAGTAGTCTCGCAAGGTCATGCCTTCTGCGATGTTGGTTAGGCCCGTGGTGGGGTCTTTGTGTTGGAATGGGAATGCTTGCATCACTTCACCAAGAACCTTCTGCTACCGGGGACTTCCACAACAAACTGGTTGTAAATGTCTGGCATAGCGGATTGGAACAACTTGCTGTCAAACTTCTTGCTTGACTTGGCATTCTTCCAAGTGGCAAGGACACTGCCATCTATGCTTGCAAGGGTTGCCTTGTCTGACATGTAAGTTTGCACAATCGTTTGAAATTGTTCTTCACGTTCTTCCAACTGTTTGATTTGCTTTTTGATGTTGGCAAGCATTCTGCAAGCCTCTTCTACGCCTTCGCTGGCGGTTTTGATTGCGCCATCATCTTGCGGAAACATCAGCTTGACTTGCTCTACGGACTCGGGGGGCAGGGGTTGCTTGGTCTGCACTCTGGCCCAGATTTGCGCCATCTGCTTTATCAGGTCTTCTTTTTGTTGCTCGGTAATTTCAAAAGACGCGAGGAAGAATTCCTGACCACCGAATAGAACAGCCAGATAAATTTTGTCCACCCCGAATACGGTAGCCTCGTGGACAAGTTGAGCCATGTCAGCAGCAGGGATGATTCCAGTTTCAGCATCAAACTTGCCACG